GAGACGTTCACCCGGTTGGTCTGCGTCGTCGAGGGATACGACCCTTACGCCGTCGATCCGTCGTTGCGTGGCGAAGTGTGGGAGGACACCGCAGGTACCGCTTCCGATTCCGACGTGCTGGTGACGTTTTCCTCGTTCCGCACCAACAAGGAGCAGGAGATTCGCGCCGAGGGCGACCGGAGACTGATGCTCCTGGCGAAGCCGTACGGGCCGGGCGAGCGCGAGACCTGGGCCATTCAGGCCGCCGAAGCGGAGGCATGGATCAGGGACAACGCCGCTCCGACTCCCATGGTGGACCAGATCGCCGCGAATCGGGGGATCAGCAAGACCGTGCTGGTGGAGCTGATCATGGAGAACAACAGCCTGTTCCGGACGGCATCCGGTGCCATCCTCGGCCAGCAGCAGGCACTACTCGACCGGCTGTATGCCTGCACCACCATCGCCGCCGTCGAGGCAATCCGGTGGACGTGATCCGCCAGTACCTGCGTAACGTGCTGGTCGGTTTCGACCAGCTGGTCAACGCCATCTTCGGCGGCGACCCCGATGAAACACTGAGCAGCCGTCTGCAGCGGCATCGCCGCGAAAACGAAGCAGCGTCCCTCATTGCCGACGCTCTCGACACCATCTCACCCGGTCACTGCGCCGACAGCCTTGAGCCGGACGACCATCATCAAAACGAAATCTGGAGGTAGACATGGCGGAAAAAATCACCGTAAAGGCCAAGCAAGACGCGGGCTGGCACCCGGTCCACGGCACGATCACCAAGGGGCAGGAATACACCATGGAGGAGCACGAGTTCTCCGACGAGCTGTTCGTTCGTCCTCGAGGCTTTATTCCGCCCTGGGAGCGCCCCGCTCCGGCGGAAACCGCTCCGGCGGAAACCGCCCCGGCACCGGCTGCACCCGCAGTCGAAGAAACCAAAAAAACGGGAGGTGACCAGTAATGGGGATGACAGGCGAAGAGATCATTTATGCGTACAGGAAAGGGACTGTCTGGAATACGGCAGTACAGGCGATTGCCGGCGACGGTTTTCTGGGGCTCCCCTGGTCCGCTGAACCGGACAACGGCACGATAGTAGACGACTCCCTCGGGGTGTTTTTCCCGGTGGAAGCGATTCCCGGACAGACCAAGATAGAGCCGGCGGTTACCACCTACCTCCGTTACAACGACGAAGTCATCCTGTCGATGCTCGCCTCGTTCTTCGGCACGGCCGGCGTACCGGTCACCCACGCCACCGGCACCCTCAGCAAAGACCACGTGCTGAAAATGGCTAAAAACGTTGACGGCATCTTCGGAACGCTCTGTGCGAAGATCGGCACCGGATTCGTGCAGGAGATCCCCTCCTGGAAGATCGCCAAGGTCGTCATCACCTGGGAAAGCGGCAAGCCGGCGCAGTTCCAGTTTTTCGGCCCCGGCACCGATCTGCTGGAGGATTCCACGGTCAACACCCTGACCACGTTCAACTCCGTGACCATACTGGAAATGGCCAACCGGGGGTACCTCAAGCAGACCGCGTTCCGGATGAACGACCAGTCAGGAGCGGCGCTGTCGGGTACCGACGTCATCAAGCCCACTAAAGTGGTGCTCACCCTGGAGCGCAAACTGTCCGGTCAGTACGGTTCATACTTCGATGGCGGCGCCGGTCGCGATGTCATCGACGAACCGACCAACGACGGCCAGCCCACCGGCACGCTCTCCATCACCTACCCCCGGCTGAAGGACACCGTGGGCCGGCTCAAAATCAAGAGCAATACCCCGCAGAAAATGGACATCGCCATGACGGGTCCAATCATCGAGACGACCATCCCGTACTCCATGGGATTCACCCTGACGAACCTGGTCCCTACGAAGAGCAGTTCGCCGCACAAACACGGGACCCTGGACGAGACACGGGACTACCTGGTGCTGGGAGCCGTAGTCGCTCCGTTGGGGATGACCGGCCAGACCGACCCGGCCTGGTGCACTCTCACCAACAAGATCGCTACGGATCTGTTGGCGTAAACCGGTGAGGCGTGAGGTGTGAGGGGTTCTCTCCTTACGCTTCACGCCTCACTGCGACTGAAAGGAGTAACACGATGGATGTATCGCGATTGAGAAAACGGGATATCAAGGCGTGGGTCCCGGTGGACGACGAAGTAAAGGTTCTCTGCTCCCATATCGATCAGGAGGAGTGGGAAGACCTGAAAAATCAGGCGACGACGGTGGAAATCGCTAATCAGCAGACCGGAGAGACGGAGAAGACTCTCGATCCCATACTGTTCCGAAACCTCGTAGGCCGCCGCGTCGTTCTCGGCACGGAAGGGCTCACGGATGGCAAGGACGACCAGGGTAATGATCTTCCGTTCGAAACCACCCCGGCAAACGTGGATATGCTCATGGCCCGGTGGACGGAATTCCGACTGACGGTCATGGGTTCTCCGCTGCTCCTTGGCAAGATGCTGTCGCTCGAAAAGGAACAGCTCGTAAAAAACTCCTAGCGCACGTCATTGGAGCCGCCGTCAATCCGTCGGTGAACTGCGATGCGTGCGCTGAAGCATGGCGACTGGATAAAATAGTACCTCCCTGTAAGGAACCGGAAGGATGCTGGATACCTCCCGTATCTTCTCCCGGAGAACGGGTACTTAAGTTGCGTGGCATGCGGAACCGGCTCGGTTCCATGGTAGATGCTGCCACGATCTGTAGGGTGTTTGAACAGGAACACGGCCCACTGTCGTGGCTGGATCTTGAACTGCTGGCATCCATAGAGGATATGTACCGGGAGAATGAGGCGACACCGCCGTCCCCGGAGGAGGCCGACGATGGCGAAGGATGTTAGGCTCTTAATTTCGGCCAATGCCGATCGGGCCGACGAAGAAATCCGCAAGCTACAGCGCACCGGACATGATGCGACAAGCATTATGGAGCGAGACTTCGAACAGCTCGGCATCCGTTCCACCCTGGCGATTGAAAAGGAACGCGCCGCTGTCGTCGCCGCTTACGACAAGATCAGGGCCTCGGGGGTAGCTTCCGCCGACGAGACCTCGCGCGCCTATCTGGCCATGAACGCGAAGCTGAACGCCCTGGACAAGCAGCGCGGTATCAACATGCTGTCCAACGATACCCGGGCAGCGGCAACGGAAGCCCGTGCGCTGGAGTCTGCTCTCGGCGGAGTCAATAACGTTCTCGGCGCCATGGGAGTCACCCTCGGCATTGCCGGTATTGTCAAGGTAGCCGGCGACGTTCGGCAGGCCCGCATCGAGATGGATGCCATCACCAACTCGCTGGCCGCCGGTGTCCAGTCGTCGGAACTGGCCGGGCTGGAATTCGAGTACGTGAGCAAGCGTGCTGAATACCTCGGCCTGAACCTGCAGAAGACCGCCATGGATTATGCCTCGCTGGTGGCCGCGTCGAAGGGCACCTCAATGGAGGGGGAGAAGACCCGGGCCGTGTTCGACGGCGTCACCACGGCATCAACCGCCTTACACCTTTCCGCCGACAAGACAAGCAACGTGCTGCGTGCCCTGACCCAGATGATGAGCAAGGGAACGGTGCAGAGCGAAGAGCTCAAGGGGCAGCTGGGTGAAGCACTGCCCGGTGCCTTCCAGCTGGCGGCCAAGGCCATGGGCTGGACCACCGCCGAGCTGCAGAAACATCTGGACAAGGGCGAGGTGATGGCCTCGGAGATGCTGCCGAAACTGGCTGCAGAGATGCAAAACCGGTTCGGCAAGCAGATCCCCGATGCTATCAAGAGCACCCAGGCGGAAATGAACCGACTGGACAATGCGTTGTTCAAGCTGAAACTGTCTCTGGCCGACTCGGGAATGTTTTCCAGTTTTGCCCGCGGCGGCACGCAGGTTGCCGAAGTGGCGCAGGACATCATCATGTATACCGGCCAGGCCAAGGTATTCTGGGAAGGAATGCTCGACAAGGCCAAGGCATGGGTGAATGCCGGCGGACTTATCGGCCTGCTGCGAGGCGGCAAGGGTGCGCGGGATGAACTAAAGGCGGAATTCGATGCCATCGACCAGATGACCCAGCGAGGCTGGGACAAGTGGTTGGAGCGTGGCGGAAAGAAACGTCCGGAGGTTGACCAGAAGGGACTGGCCGCCCAGCGGCAGCAGGAGATCGATGCCCGACAGGCCGCTGAGCGGGAAGCAGCGGAAAAGGCAAAGCAGGACGCCCAGAAGTTGATGGCGGCGGAACTGGCAGCGTTCAGGGCGCATCAGGACAGCAAGACCGCTCTGACGCGCGAACAGAAGGCGTTGGAACTGTCGGATCTCAAGGACCGGTATGAGCGTGGTCTTGTTGCCACCGCCGACTATTATGAGCAGCAGAAGCGGATTGCCGTGGAGGCGTCGCAGCAGGAACTGGCCAATACTCAGGCCTATCTGGCAAAAGAGACGGCACTCCTCAACAATATCAAGGGCCGCACCAAAAAAGGAGAGAAAGACCCGGAGTACGTTGAGGAACTTGCCAAGCACGAAAAAGCCATTGAGGCGGTCCGGATCTCCGAGGTAAAGCTCCAAAAAACCACGGTGGATGAAGGGATAAAGATAACCGCTGCGCTGAAGCAGCGCACCGACGAATACCTCAAGATGCAGACTGTGGCGCTGGATTCTGCCGGAGAGTTTGAAGCCGCAGAGGCCATGAAGCAGGCCGCATATCGCCGCAGCAGCGAGTATCTGAAACTGGAAGCCGATGCGCTTTCCGGTAATGCGGATGCCTGGCGTGCGATGCTGTCTCTGGAGCAGAAAGAGGCGGCAGATACCGTCGCATCCCAGAATAAGAAGATCGAGGCGAACCGGCAGCTGGCCGAAGAAATTGCCAAGTTGACGGACGAGCTGGACAAGCTGAACGGCGGCAACGAAGAGCAGATCAAGGCGAATGCTGAACTGCGCGACGGCCTCTCCAAGGAGGCTGTGTTGCGCGACAGACTCCGCGCTGCCATCGCCTCGGGAAACCAGTCGGAGATCAGCGGACTCAACGAGAAGATACGGTTGCAGGATCAGCTGAACCAGCGGTTGCAGAAGGAGCTGGAACTCAGCATGCGCAAGGGGGTGCTGTCGGGTCAGATTACGGGAGTAGTCGGTAGCTATGATAAAGACGGACGATGGGTAGAGACTCCGATCTATTCCGACTCCTACCAGCGCCAGCAGGCAGCGAACGGCTACGTCACCGACTCCCGGTTGACGTCTGCGCCGTCCGGATCCGGAACGCCCGCTGCCGACGACTACTGGAACTCGGGATACCTCAACTCCAACTACTGGAACACAGCCGCCAACCAGATTTCCGGAGCCCGTGCCGGCGGCGGACCGGTACAGCCGTACTCGTCTTATATCGTCGGCGAGAAGGGTCCCGAAGTGCTGCGCCTGGGAAGCCAGGGCGGCACCGTGATACCCAACGACAAGCTCGGCGGCAGTACCGTCTACCAGATCAACCTGGGCGGCATTACCCTTCCCAACGTAACCGCCATCACCCAGGCGGCCGCTGACGACATGCTACGGGCCCTCATGCCGAAGATACAGGTAGCCATGGGCCGGACGTTCCGGGGATGAGTGCCCGTTTCTCCTGCCCCGCCGGTTCGGTGCAGTTTCGCACCTCGCCGCACTATCCCGACGGTACCTGGGGCTGTCTCAATCCCGCGAACCGGACCCCCGGCGGGGTGATCCTTCCGGGGGATTTTCTTGTCCGGAATCATATCCTTGATCTGACCTGGCCCCGTGCCGGCAGGGCTGAAAAGGATATGCTGGAGAATTTCTTCTGGAACACGGCGCTCGGCATGGCCGTACCGTTCGACTACACCGACCCGGCGGGGGATACCGTCGGAGTCCGTTTCGCGGATCCGGAGGTTGACATCCTCTGTCTCCCCGGCGAAATCTACCAGATCAGCACTCGCCTCGCGCTCATGGAAAACTGGCTCATCACCAACACCGGCGACCGGCTCACCGACGGCGAGGACACCATCGTATGGGGGTAGCATGTCCGTAACCATGACCGCCCCTGGCGGCAGCATCACCATGCAGACGAACCCGGAGTATGCCGACAGTTCCCTGCAGTTGTTCCAGCCCGCAAACCGGACGTCGGGCGGCGTAACCATCCCCGCCGATTACCTGGCTGACAGCGATGTGCAAAACCTTCGCTGGCCTCGTGCCAGTCGTGCCGATCGTGATCTGCTGGAAGACTTCTTTTGGAACAAGGCCCACGGCATGACCGTACCGTTCAGCTACATTGATCAGCGCGGCACGGTTACCACCCGGCGGTTCGCGGTCCCGGAAGTATCCGTCGAGTCACAATCGACGGACGTCTATACCATCTCCCTCTCGACGGTGATCCTATGAGCGTGATCCTCGCACTCCCCATCGTAAACCTGTTGGCATCGCCCGACGATTTCACCGCTGCCGCCTGGACGAGATACCACGCCACCATTGCACCGTCCGGCGGAGTACAGAAACTGGTGGAGGATGCGACCAGTGAAATCCACCAGGTATACCAGGGTATCTTGGCCACCGACGAACCGTACACGTTTTCCGTGGAAGTGAAATCGGCGGGCCGCCGCTGGATATTCATTCGCGAGGACCGGGGAAACTCGCAAGGAGTGTTTTTCGACATCGTGAATGGTACGCTCGGGTCCGTATCCGCCGGGTACGCTGGGGAAATCATTGCGCTGCCAGCGCGTGGGCCCGGCTGGTGGCGTTGCAGCGTCACCGTGCCGATCACGCAATCATCGATCTATATGTACTACAGCGTGGTGCAACTGGTGGCAAACGACGGGTCGACCCTGTACTACACCGGCGACGGCGTGTCCGGTGTATACCTGTCAAATCCCCGTACCGGGAAAACTACTCCATCCGTAACGCTTCCCAACCCGCAGCGGATGACGGAGAAATGGGTGCTCTTCCAGAAGGCCCGCCGGTCGTCCACGGGCGACTGGGTCATCTACAACGACAGCGCCATTCGCCGTAAGCTGAACACTCTGGTATGGGAGCGGATGCAGACGACTCCCCGTGACAACCTGCTCGATTTCGTGCGGCAGCATCTGCGTGGGATGCTCAAGCAATGCACGCTGACGGACTGGGACGGTGCGGAACGGCTGGTGCGGCTCTCCAAGCCGGAGATCCAGCACAAGCAGGTCTTTAACAACCGTCACAGCGTTACGTTCGACCTAGAGGGGGACGTGTGAAAACCTTTCCAGCCGCATTCGCTTCCGCCATCGCCAACCAGACCGGCGAGACCATCGTTTTCCTCCTGAAATTCACCATCGGCGGAGTTGCCTATTACCTGTCGGACTCGGCATTCGCCACGCCGTGGGGAACAACGCTCCCCTGGGTGTTGTCCTGCGGAAAAATACAGGAGACCGGAACCGCCCGCATGACGGAGTACCGGATTGCCGCCATCACCCTGTCGTTGGCAGTGACAACCGACACGGTGAACATCAAGACTCTTCTGCGCGGTTATGACGTGGAGGAGAGCCCTGTGGAGCTGTACGTCTGGCCGATGGGTTGTTCCGATCCCCCTCAGCTTGTTTTTCGTGGCTATGTGAAAAGCGCCGAACTTCCCGACGACATTGCCGCGACGGTCACGATAGAGGACGAATCGAGCCGGCTGGAGCGCCACAACATCGGCACCCGACTTGGCAGCTCCACGGTCGATATACCAGACACCCTGCCCGTATCGTTTACGGTGGCATCACAGGTCGCTATCGGCGCGACAACTATCACGTTTACAGACATGACGGCCTGGAACTCGGACACAAAACGATTCAACGGCTTTCAGGGGGGTGGCACGCTCTGGTATGGTGCCGAACAGATGAGGTTAATATCAGCCGGATATACCCCCTATAATATTTCCGTGGAGCGGGGTTACAACGGTACCCCGCAGGCCATCATTCCCGCTGGGGCCGTAATCACTCAGGGCACTACCATCCCGGGATATACTGCCACGGTGCAGCCGGGACACCCCAACGATGTCGGAAAAATAGTCCCCATCACATTTAACACGGTTAAGAAGGTTCCTTGTGTATCGGTTATGTA